AATTATGGCTGGTTGGCGTGCGTCGTGGACACAAGATGATTATTTTGTGAGTGAATGGAATAGCGATGAACGCTTTGATGTTGTGGTTGAGAACCTCGGATTCCAATTTATGGGGTCTAGCGAACGTAGCGCACATATTAGAGAAGTCAAGAAACATATCCGTAACAGTGGGGTTTTTGTAACGTGCGAGAAGTTTATTACGGACAACTGGGACGCAAACGAACAACTTAAAGACAAGTTGTGGAAATCTCGCTTCTTTACTCCAGAAGAAATAGCGGAAAAGAAAAGCAAAGTATTGAATGATATGCATAATGATTTAGCATATCAACCTACATACGAAAATACGCTTAAACACTACTTTAGATATGTGGCAAAGATATATCAAGCTGGAAACTTCATAGCGTATGTTTGCAGTGATAGCGCACATAACGTATTAGATGCGGTGGCGCACTTCGAATCGGATGCGGAATTATTAAATAACAAATATACAACAAAATAAATAGAATAAAATATGACAAAAGTTAGTAAGACTAAAATGTGTAACGTAGATGTTATAAAAGAATCGTTACTAAGAGGTAGAATAAGCCGTTGTTTTTGGGACGGATATCATCTCGAATCACATACCAAAAACCTATATTTCACGTCTAGTGACTGCTATGGTGGTGGTAAACTAATCAATTACGGAACGTGTTTGCTTCAGTGGAATAAAGAGCATACGGCAGTATATTTTAATACGACTAGATATAGCAGCACGACTTCGAAGATACAATCATATATACGCAAATATCTTGAAACGCTGCCCGAAGATGTGAAAGTGTACGTTGTTGGTGGTCTATATATGGGCGTGCATAATATAATCCAGCCAGACAATTATTATAAAACTAAAACTTACAATATAGCGGAATGGTAGAAATAACTGAATTATGGTATGGTAGGCAACTGCGTATCAACGGACATTTAGGGTTCGTTAAAAGTGTTAGAAACGAAATGGTTGGAATTTACTTGCCATATCAGTGTAAAACAATTTATTTAAACATAGGAGATATAAAAAATGAGTATCTTAAATGACGCAATCACGATTTTAAATGGTAGTCGTAACGCAGATTATGGAAACCCAGTAAAGAACTTTAATAGAATAGCGACAATAGCTAACCTTATGGGCGCACAAGTAACGGCACTCGATTGTGTGAACGTGCTTATAGCATTGAAGCTATCAAGAGAAGCGTACACGCATAAAGAGGACAATCTAATTGACGCAGCAGCGTATATGGAGATTAAACAAATGATTATAGAATCTCAAAATAGAATTGAGGAGGATTAAATTATGTCAAGATTTTTACCACTAATATATGTAGCATACTCGATTATAACTGTGGTATGCTTAGCAAGTAATCTACGTTATGCGGAATTAAATGCCGTGATATGGATGTTAATGTCCGTTATATTATCGTTAATATTTATTAAAGATATTGATAATGATAATTTGATGTAGTACATTTGCAAAGTCTGATGGTCGGTAATTAGAATGAGACGGTAGCGTCAGACTTAATTAAAGCGGTTACTATGGGTTTGCACACAGCCGCAGCGAATACGAGAGGATGAAAGCGTGCAGGGGGTTTTCTCAATTTGAGCCTATCGCATCCGAAGCTTCCCAGCAAGAGAACAGTAGGAAGTTCCATATACAAGACACTTATGTGGCAAGTAAAATGGAGATTAGCCCACCAGAGAATCGGTATGAGCGTTGGTATTACCTAACAAGTATTATGAACCCTATCGTTAGCATTTTGAGCTAAGACTTCATACTACCTATCTGGTTGGGCATACTATATCCAAACCAATCAACTTGTTGGCAAGTAAAAAGAACAAAAAAGAATAATAATTTAAAATCAAGAACAAGAATATGAAAACTTATCAAGTAACAATAACTGATGATATTAGAGTGATGAATATAAAAGTAAATAATCTTCAAGAACAAGAACTAATAAAGGAATTGAACAAGAAGATTGAATTTATAAAGTTTGCATTCAAGACCTTTGTCAATAAAACAGACAAAATACATATAGAATGTCGAGAACTGAAAGGTTTATCTGTTGGAGATTTCTGTTCGGTAGGAGTTTTCAACATCAAGAATAATGAATTTGATTTCTATAAATTATATAAAGCGTAATGTTATGAGAAAAGTATTAAGTAGTCTACTAATTGTAGCCGTTCTAACAAGTTGTTGCAAAGAAACAATTATAGAGGAAGCTATAAAGAATCAAGAACAAGAGGTTGAAACTGGATTGCCACAATCTGAATCCACAAAGACAGGTAAGGTAGATGCGTGGAGTACAATAAAGCAACCTATCGGTTTTACTGTTGTAGCCGTAGAACAATATAAAGATACAGTTACTTTCAATATAGATTAAAGTTATGAGATTAGAAAAAGAAATTATCCGAGTAAAAGAAATTGGTAAGCTAACAGACTTAATGTTGCAGGGTGTTATATTCGATGGGATAATAGCGTCGGATTTGTACAAAATATCAAATGAAGAAGTAGTAGTAGGATATGAGTATCGGACTATGGATGATGTTACGGTTAGTTTAAAACATTTTGAAGAGAACAAGTCGTATCTTATTCCTAAAGAAGCTATTGAGAAAGTATATATAGAACCAGAGCTTATCAAATTGAAGCCGTTAGATGTAATTATAGAGGAACTAAACGGAAACAATGAAGTAGCCCTATCTATTGCAGATGTGAAAAGGCATTTATGGCAGACACCTTTAGGAGTATACGAAAAAAATAGAATTGACCACGACGAATGGTTGTATTGGGAAGAAGTACATTTAGAGGACAAGACAGGAGTTTCTGTTGGTGGTTTTTCGATTCCAAATGAATGTTTAATTGTTAAATATTAAAGATATGAATAAGTATTATGTAATAATGAAAGGCGAATGCACCTACTATGCGACAGATGTTAAACGCACTGGTGTTTATATCCACATATATGACGGTTTAATGACGAGGTTTACCTGTAAAGAATTTAGAAATTTGACAACGGTAGCCCTTAATGATGTTACAGGTATATATACCCCCGATAGAAGCGGATTTGTGTTAGCGTTGAACACGTTTGATTATACGTTGGACGATAATGACAATATTGTTAGTAAAGTCCAAATAGAAACGTTCGTAAGTTTCAAGTCATTAGACCAGATAGCGTTGGAGCTTCGAGACAAAGAGGGAGATTGTCTTATTGCCAGATTGTACGACAGACTTTTTGGAATATCATTAGAGAAATATGAAAAGCTTAGACGAGAGTTTGGAGAATGTAAGAAAAGCGAATGTAGATTCAACGAATCCGAAACGTTTTTGATATTTGACCATTATCATATAGCAGTTGAATGTTTAAATTTTGAAGAAAGGAGTATATAATATGACACAGAATAATAAATTCGAGGGTTGGACTTATGTCTTAGCCCTCAATTACAGAGGTGAAGCTAAGTATGGCTATTATGTCTACAATATGACATTGATGAACGGAGAAGTAAATGGAGATGTAGCTTTTTGTATTGATTCAGACCAATGTTTAGATGTAGTAAATATGAATATGACTGGCTGTTTAATGCACTCACCAGATGTTAAGACTATGTCTCCGTTAGCACAGGAACAAGTAGACAGAGTTCTTGATAGCTACAATTACGAATTTAAAGACGGAAAGATACAGAAGCAATTCAAGCTTCCAGACTATTTCTCTTACGCTAACACAGATAAGACCAGACGCTATTATATCGAGGTTTTGTCAAAGGACGGAAGCGTTATAACGTGTCTTAAATATTCCTGCAATTATGTAGGCAGCGAGGTTTTTGTCAAGAAAGATTTTATTCCAGAACGTATTCTTATAGACGCTTATCTAAATAACGATGGCGAAGAATGGGATGGAGAAGAAGAATCATTAATAGATTATTATGTTAGAAGTTAATATGAATAATAGTAGATATGTAACAATACTGTGCTGTCCTTTATGTGGGCAGCCAGTAGTCGATAACGAGGACGAGAACGATGATAAGCCGTTCGCTTGTATGGATGAGAGGTTTCACGCTTTTAAAGAGACTTTTTACGAATTTAAGTGTGAAGAAGTGATTGCGATTAGAAAATAATTAGTATATTTGTAAAGTAAAATTTTAGAATGGAGAGTAAATACTTAGTGGGCGATGCGATATGCCCTAAATGCAAACAACATCTGTTATGTCTGGGTAATTGCGATAACGACAAGGACGATTATTATACGTTTAAGTGTGATAATCCTGAATGTGAGATAAAATATATAAAAGAACAAGATTTAATATCTGTATCAAAATGAAAACGATTAGTGAAATTCAAATGGGTTTGCAAGCTCCCCTACGTTCAAACGAAATAGAGCTTCGTGTAGGAAGAAAATCTAAAGACGGAAAGTCTGTAACACTTCTGTGCTATAAGGACGCACGATGCGACGCTAAGAGGTTAGACGAGGTTGTGGGAATCTTCGGTTGGAAACGTGAGCATTGTATGATAGACAGTAAGAACTATTGTACGGTAAGTATTCAGAATCCTTTAACGAACGAATGGATTAGCAAGCAGGATTGCGGAGTAGAATCTAAAACAGAAGCAACCAAAGGCGAATCTTCGGACGCATTCAAGAGAGCTTGTTTCGCTTGGGGTATAGGTCGTGAGCTATACGATATGCCTACGATAACAATTCCAGCGGAGTATGAATACAAACTGGCTTGGGTCGAGATAAAGCTCGCTTATTTCGAGAACACTAAAGAGGTGGCGGCTATGCAGCTACATTACAGTGGTAAGAGTATCTTCACTTACAAATCACCTAAATATACCAAAGATAGTAAAGTTTATGCAGTATAGAGTAACGTATTACAACCAGCAGTATTATAATAAGTTTGGAACTATGGCGAGACAGATGGCAACATTTGTTCACGCCAACAGTCCTAAAGAAGCTAAAGATGTAGCTAAAGAAAAACTTGGAGACGGTTTTAGAATCCATATGGCTAAGCGTTTTAAAGGAATTTGATATGCAGTGTAATGTAAAGTTTAAGGTGAGAACAATCAATGGTGGCTGGTCTGGAGTATGTTCCGCAGCCTACATTGGTTACGAAGAGAACGAGATATATAAACTCATTCAAGAGGATTTTCCAGATAGAGAAATAAAAATTTTAAGTATGATATGGGCGAATTAGATTGGCTACAAAGTGAGATTAATACTGGGGAGATAATAGAAACTCCCCAGCCAGTGATAACCGACTACTACAACGACAAGACAGCGTTTAGCAACAGTATGGCGAAAGAGTTAATGACCGATGAGGTCGCTTTCGATAAGTGGTATAAAGGTGAAGTGAAACGTACTTGCGATGATAAGTATGCGATAGGTCAATATCTTCACAACTTTATGGAACAACAATTATCTGGCGGTAGAGCAGAGCCAGAATGTCAGTTCTTGGTAATGCCTAACATAGATAAGAGAACTAAGGCAGGAAAAGAAAGATATGCCGAGCTTACCAAAGGCGTTGATTTGGATAATACATACGTTCTAAGCGAAGATGATGCACGCAGGGTTGAAATCCTATGCGAAAGGTTTTTAAACTCAACAGAAGCCAAAAGAATAGGCTTATTCGATATGTCTTTAAGTTTAGAGCAAGCGTTCATTAAGAAATGGGACGATGAGGTCAAGATTAAAGGCAAGCTCGATGTTATCGGCAACAATTCGGTAGTGATTGATTGGAAGTCCAGTAGTAATTATTCAGACTTTCGATATAAAGCTACGGCATACGGCTACGACAGGCAAGCAGCTTGGTATAGAGAGCTAACGAATTGCGAGCAGTTCTACTTCGTGGTGTTCGACACAATCAACTTCGATAAGTGGAAGATATGCGAGGTAGATATGAATGGTGATTTTATGAAGCGAGGCAAAGCTAAAATGTTAGAGGCGATGTCTTACATTCACGACTATTTAGAAAACGGAATCAAAGCAGATAAATTTAAATACGAATTATTATGACAGTAAAAGAATTGCAAGCAATTCTTGCAGAATATCCAGACGATTGGGAAGTGATGATTAAATGCGATAAGGACAATCTTCGATACATCATCTGGGATAGGTATGATGATATAGACGAGGTAGACCAGTTGAAGAACGAACCGTCTGTATATTTGAGAACTTCCTATAATTGGGAAAGAAAAAAGAATCAATAAGTTTTGAAGTTAGAGAAATAATTAGTATATTTGCAACAAATAAATAATCAATAAAGTTATGGCAGAAAATAAATTCGAGAATTACGTAGGTAGAGTAAAAGTGTTTAACACACAGTACGGAGAAATGGTAAAGATTAGCTTCGGTAAACAAGACTTGGAAAAGCTAATCAAGTGGTCGGAAGAGAATAACGGTTGGGTTAATCTGACGATGAGTGCTAATAAGGCAGGAGACAGTAAGGTTATTAAGCGTGATACGTGGAAACCAGACGGAAGCAAAGCAGCTCCAGCAGCACCACCACAAGAAGATGCGAACGAAGTATTGAATCAAGCTAACGCAGACGATAGCGAGCTTCCTTTCTAACCTATTGACAATTAGATAGTTATGATAGATGTTTTTTACAAGAAGCTAAACGAGGGGGCGAAAGTTCCCTCTAAGGCTCACGATAGTGATTTTGGTTATGATGTGGTTGCGACGAGTTGTGAAGAAGTTGCTCCTAATGTCTACAAGTACGGATTAGGCTTAGCCTTTGAAACAGACGATTCCGAGTTAGATTATAGATACGGATTTGATTGGTCTGCATCTTTAAGATTAGTTCCACGTTCTTCTATATGGAAAACTGGAATGGTGTTGAGTAATTCTACTGGCATAATTGATGTGGATTATAGGGGAGAGGTTTGCGCAGTATTCTATCACGTTATGCCTAATATGCCTAAGTATGAGGTAGGAGACAGAATAGGGCAGTTGTATATGGAGTATTCGGAAACAATAACTTTCCACGAAAAGAAAGAGCTTTCAGATACGGAACGTGGCACAGGCGGTTACGGTAGCACAGGTAAGTAATTAATAATCAAGTAAATAAAAGTAAAATGGTACACGGATTTGGAATAGTAGATGTTAAGGGTTATTCAAGAACAGAACCCTATAACACTTGGGCAAGTATGATAAAGAGATGTTATAGCAAAGCAGATAGAGTATCTGGATGCACTACGACATACGAGGGTTGCACTATTTGTGAGGAGTGGAAATATTTCTCCAACTTTCTTAAATGGTATAACGAAAATAAGATTAATAGCAAATGCACGATTGATAAGGATTTACTTGTTAAGGGGAATAGGGTTTACAGCCCAGAAACTTGCCTACTTGTTCCAATCTTTGTGAATACGCTTATCCTTACTTCTAAGAAAGAAAGAGGTAACACTCCACTTGGGGTTCATTACAACAAGAAGCAAAGGAAGTATCAAGTATATATGAAGATAGGAAACGCTCAACATAAGTTCTATGGAAATTATGATAATCCAGAGGATGCGTTCCTTAGATATAAAGAAGTAAAAGAGCAACGTATCAAAGACGAAGCTATTCGACTTCATAATAATGGAGAGATTAATAGTAAAGTTAGAGATGCGTTATTAAACTGGAAAATTGAAATAAATGACTGAAACAAAGAATCCCATTAAGGCTATAGCTTATGATTTGGCTGATATGGAAGCAGAAATGTTTAAGATGCGAAGTGAGGGTCTTAAACGAGGTGCGTGGACTGGATTTAGTGAGCTTGATAAATTGTGGACTTTGAAGAAAGGTTATCAAACCTTTCTCATTGCTCCTCCGCATCAAGGCAAGTCGAGCTTTATAAATGAGATAGTTATAAACCTTATTGAGTTCAGTAAATGGAAGATTGTTATATGGTCTCCAGAGACTGGTTCAGCGAGAGATGTTTATAATGAACTCTTATGGACTAAATGCAAGAAGCCTTTTATTAAAAACAAGGCAGGTATTAATTCAACCGATGAAGAAGCGAGAGAAGCTATGCACGAACTTGCCAACCAGATTAAAGTATTAGACTTTGGTATGCAAGGAGTTACGGTTGATATGATATTCAATCAAGTTGCGAGGTTCATTGATGAGGGATGGAAGCCAGACTTGGTTATCATAGACCCTTATATAGACCTAGTAACGGAAAGTTCAAAGGGTGTTAGAGATGATATTGCTATTAGCAACTTCTGCTCTAAACTAAGAAGATATTCAAGCAATTATGACATCCATACATTGTTGGCTATCCATACCAAAACTATGGATAAGAAAGATGGTAAGACAATATCTGGAGAAAAGATTAGTTACTTTCCTCGACCAACGATGAATGACATTCAAGGCGGTACGACTTTTGCAAGAAAAGGATTCTTTATAGTATCTTTATGGAGACCAGTCGAGGGTCTGCCTAAAGGAGATGATGGAGAATATTATCAAGGGAACGAGACTGTCGTATGTGTCGTGAAAGCTAAACCTAAGATGGCTGGTTCTCTTGGAGAGTGTAGCTTATACTACGACAAGATAGCCAATAGGTATTACGAATCCCACGACGCAGGATATACAAAAACTTGGGCTTATGACTGCCCAGATGGATTTCAAGAGAGAGAAATTTCTCCAAACAACGAGTATGCAATTTTAAAACAGAAACAAGAAAAGATTAAACAAGAAGTAATATGGTGAATTTAAAGAAGAGAATTAACGACAACGGTTCAACCCAAATAACATTGTTCATTAATGATACGGCTTACGCTTCAGTTCTGCAATACGCTGACAGTGAGACGGTAAGCATTAAAGCATTGAAGAAAGGAATCTATCCATACGAACTATTTGTAATGGATGCGGAAATAGATATGGCGGTAAGTAAAGCAATAACCGACACTATAGCTTCACTAAGTAAGATTAATAAGGAACTCAATGACCTCCACAGAGAACTATTTATCCCGACAAGTGAGCTGCTTCTCATCAGCAATGAATAAATATCCTTACGCCCTATGCACCCTCGGAGATATGTTTAAATTGATTCAGAAAGGACATTTCGATTCGGTGGTACAAAGATATAGAGCGACAAGGAATAAGGAAGATAAGAAGCTAATTCCAGCCTATACAGCGTCTGGAGTATTCAACGAGAGAAAAGACAGCGCAATCGAATCTTATACGCAGGTTATTGCTTGCGACATAGACTTCAAAGATAATCTGCATATAGATTTCGGTTGGTTAAAAGATAGGATAAAGAAAAGTAAAAGTCTAGTAGCCGTTCATCATTCGTTGGGCGGTCAAGGACTGGTAGCTTATCATGCAGTAAACAATAATATACCCGAAAGAAATGCATTCTATTTCAACAAGCTTAAAGAGTTTTATAAGGGGTGTCTTGATGTTAATCTTGACCCCAGTTGTTCTAATGTTAGTAGGCTTCGGTTTGTTAGCAGCGATGGTAGCCTTTATATTAGCGGAAGTTTGCAACCCTTTGATTGTCCTTATGAGGAAAAACAAGTTAGGAGCGAGAATAGCGAATACACTGGAACAAATTCTATATTCGTTGTAAACTACATAGAGAAGATAATCAATAGCGGTGTAGACATAACACAGGATTATCACGACTGGGTAACGATAGCTTTCGCATTAGCGGAGACTTTCGGAGAGGACGGTAGACAGATGTTCCATAGCTTGTCTATGGCTCACCCTAAATACAGATACGGACAGACGGACAAGTTATTCGATAGTGCTATCAATAAAGAGATGTCTAATCCGAGTAGCAATAAAGCAACAAAAAACAGCATATATGCTATCGCTGATAAGTATGGCATAAGAGATAAAGAATAAATAAAAATGGAAGTAACGAGAAAGAAGAGGATTTACCTCAGAGAATTAGATGATTTAAAGTTATTAGTGAACGTAATGGAAGAAAATGGTATAGAGGATATGTTCGCTAAGTTTGACGAAGCTATATGCGCTGATGTCATTATACAAGATAACGGAGTTAAGTATGTTGAACTAACATTGGAGGACTGGAACTAATGGAAGATATAGATTTCTTATATATGCAAGCGTGGGCTGCTAATCAAGTAAAAGAGGGTTGGCAGCTCAACCCTAACGAAAAGGTTCAGAAAGGAATCTTCAAGGGGTTGTTTAGAACAGGCGGTCAATGTCCGTGTCAAAATCCTTATGTTGGAACTCCAGATGGGATGTGTCCGTGTAAGAGCTATAGAGAAGAAGATAAATGTTGTTGTAATTTATACATAAAGAAATGAATAATCCAAACTTAATAAAGATAAATGATAGAGACTACGAATCGGGATTCAGCGCACTCTCTGTTAATGTTTACAATCTGGATAACGCTATGTGGGACAGTGGCTTGCCAATGGCAGCAGGAATAGAAGATATACTATTCGCAACAAGCGATGGCAGACAGAAACGATGTGAGAAATTAGGAAGCGCAAAGGTAGGCAGCGGACACGATTGCTTCCTTAAAGGAATATTAGTCTGCGGAATCTTCACATTTAAACAAGCAGTATGGCAACAAGCTAAGCGTTACCACTGGTTCGACTTCATCAGCAGTATGTCTACGATGCACAGAATCACTAAGATGGATTTAGACGATATGTTCGACAAGACCAACGTTTGGGATGATACTATCAATACTTTAAAACTTAAAATACAAGACTACAATGAATGTTCAGATGAAGCGGAGAAGAAAGAAATGTTTGAGGAAATCGTCGATAATATTCCAAGCGGTCTGTTGCTTCCTGCTTCTATTACTACTAACTACTTGCAGTTAAAGACTATGTACTTCCAGAGGAGACATCACAAACTGCAACAATGGAGAGACTTTTGTGATTATGTGGAAAATCTTCCTATGTTTCGTGAGCTTGTTCTTAATAAACAGTGAGACAATTATGACAAAGTATTACTATAGGACAAGATACTTCAAGAGAATGTACAACGAAGCAGGGTATATTCTTACGGTAGAGCCACAGATGATAATGTTGCGCAATATTAGACAGAATACGGTTGCTTGCTACATCGTCGAGGACTTGATTGGAGACGAACATTATCTTGCGAGAGATGTAAATACAGGAGATATTTACCACATAACGATGAACGAATATCGTGCTATATTCTTTAATAAAAGAGAAGCTATTGTTTACAAATGAAGAATGCGGAAAAATTAATGAATCTTGCCCTAACAATGCGTTGGGGCACTGATTCTGAAAAAGGTGTGAAACTTAAAAAGGACACAATGACCTTCTGGCACGGAGATAGAGAAGTCAATGTCCCAGTCTTTAACATTAACTATTCTGGAAATGATTTTGTCTTTGATAAAAACGTGTTTGCTGGAGACGATGAAACGGCAGCGGTGGTCAATACACGAACTACCATAGCTATGTTCTCCAGAGGTAAAATGAAAGAATTGATTAAAACAATGAAACAATACGTAAAAAGAGAGGGAGACCTTTGGATTATTCAAGAAAAACATCTACCTTCGTATTGCTTATTTATCAAGGAGACAAATGAAATACAAAGCGACGAATAAAACGCTAAGTGAAGAAATAGCCTATTCCTTAGAACACGTTAAGATAAACGACAAACACACGAATAAGCTCGGTCTGATGGTCGAGGATATGGTTTGCAAGGCTATGGTGATGAACGGAAACGACCCTACTATCTATCAGGACGTTAAGATGGAAGTGATAATAGATTGCTTTATCGCTATCAACCGTATGAAAATCGAGGACGGAGAATATTTCGTCTGGAACTCTAAAGTAGAAGAATGGAAGCCTATCAAAAACGTATTCAACTACTTATACACAGTATGTGTTTTTGGTGTACAAAACAAAAGAAAGAAAGAAAACGAATATAACGAATTTATAAACGAGCTGACGCAAGCAGCATTAAATTTTAAAGAAGAAGATTATGTCATTGAAAATTGATTTTAAGAAAGTATTAGCGGATTACAATTTCGTAAACAAGTATGCGATTAGAAACGAGGACGGAACGTCCGAAAGCTGGGACGAATCTGTAGACAGAATATGGGATGTCTATGAGAATCACGTAACTCCAGAGCTTTACAACGAGATAATGCAGTGTAGAAAGATGGAGAAAGACAAATTGTTCCTCTCTTCTCAAAGAGCAAGACAATGGGCTGACGCTAACGGTTCTATCGAAAAGCATAACGCTCGCCTTTATAACTGCGCTGGTACTTATGTAGACCGTCCAGAAGTGTTTGGTCAGATAATGTACGTTCTTCTTTGCGGTTGCGGTGTCGGCTATAACATCTGCAAGAGACACGTCGATAAGCTTCCTACGATTAAAACCCCAGAAACGAAAGGAACTTATTATGTAGAAGATACTATCGAGGGTTGGGGTAATCTTGTTCACCACATTATGTTCTCTTTCTTCAACGGAACAGACCTAGGAACAATCGACTATTCTAAGCTACGTAAGAAAGGAGACCTTATCGCTGGTAGATTTATTCATTCTGGTAAAGAACCTCTTGAAACAGCAGCAAACAAGGTGATAGAGTTCTTGCATTCTAAAGCTGGCAAGAAACTTAAACCGATAGACGTTTCGGATATTATCTGTTGGTTCGCACAAGCAGTCGTATCTGCTGGAACAAGAAGAAGTGCTTGCATCGCTATCTTCTCTTGGGATGATAAGGAAATGCTTCACGCTAAGACTGGTGATTGGTTTAGTACTAATCCGCAAAGAGCTATGGCTAACATTTCTGCCCTAATGGTAAGAAGTAAAGTTAAGCAGGAGGATGTAAATTATGTCGTAGAGATGTCTAGACAGTTTGGAGAGCCAGGACTTGTGTTCGCAGATAATGAAGATTTTTTAACAAACCCGTGTGGCGAGATAGGCATGAATCCTAAGACTATTGACGGTCAGTCAGGCTTCCAGTTTTGTAACTTGGTGGAAATCAATATGTCTAAGTGTTACGATAAGCAAGACTTCTACGCTGCTTGCTTGGCTGCTTCCACAACTGCTACTATACAGGCTTCTTTTAACAAGTTTCCTTATCTAGGAAAAACAACTGAACAAATCATGCAGGGTGCTGCTCTTATTGGTGTTTCCCTCACTGGTTATTACGACGCAGGATTCGAGGTAACTCCAGAAATACTGGAAACAGGTGCTTGGATGGTAAAACAGCAGAACTTCGAGATTGCCTATCGTCTTGGTATTATGCCAGCAAGAAGATGTACTACTATCAAACCGAGTGGTAACGCATCTATTCTTCTTGAAACAGAACCGTCGATTAACGCTGCTCATTCTGAAAGATATTTGAGACACGTTCGTCTTTCTAAATCACAGGATTTGTACAAGTTTATCAAGCAGAATTATCCTAAGATGATTGTTGCGGAGGACGCTCCTTTTTCGAATGGATATGACTGCGTTGTAGGCTTCCCGATTACGACTAAGCCAACTACAAGGTTGAAGAGAGAAGAGACCGCTATGAGCCAAATAAACACTATTACAGAGGTGTTTGAACATTGGATATTAGCTGGAGACAGGAAGCTTGAAAATACTACTCATAATGTTTCTAACACAATAGTAGTTAAGGACGATGAATGGGAAGATGTCAAGAAGAAAATCTTCTCCGTTAGAAATAAAGTAGGTGGCGTAACGTTCTTGTCTGACAGTGGTGATAAAACTTATCCGTATTGCCCTTATACTTCCGTTGTAAGCGACTATTCTTACGAGGATATGGCAAATATAGATAGAGACAATTACAACTACTACACTGAAATCTTTAGAGATTGTATCAACGAGGGATGGGAGTTCTTGGATATGATAGTTACTCTTGAAGATGATGTTCAGGCTAGATGGAAAGAGTTCTATTATCACGACTTGTTCGAGATTATTGAGAACGAATACGACAATATAGATTTTTCTAACATAGTAATAAACGACAAGGAAGAAATCGGAGCTACGGCAGCGGTTGCGTGCCACGGTGGTTCTTGTCAAATAGTTTAATAATAAATTTCAGGTAGCGGCAGCAATCCAGTTGTCGCTATTCTGAATTAAATAATAAATATGCAATTAACAGAACATTTCAGTTTAAACGAATTTACAGCTTCCGAAACGGCTGTAATCAAAGGAATAGTAAACGTTCCTAACGAAGAACAGATAGCTAATATAAAGCTTCTATGTGAGAAAGTATTAGAACCAGCCAGAATCGCTCTAGGAATGCCTATGAGAATCAGTTCGGGGTACAGATGTCCTGAACTAAATAAAGCCGTAGGAGGAGCTAAAAACAGCCACCACATGAATGGAATGGCAGCCGATATTAAGTGCAGCGACAATAAGAAACTTCTTGACTGGATAAGAGAGAATTGTAGCTACACCCAATGTATTTCAGAAAAGGGAACAGAGCAGAATCCTCAATGGGTTCATGTTTCATACGATAAGAATAATTTAAAAAACCAATCTTTAAGAATTAGTTAATCATGGAAAAGAAAATCTTTTACAACGAGTTAGGAGAGTTCGTAGAAACTCATAGTTTTAATAAAGTAGAGTTCGTAGGAACAGATACGGTGTTGGTCGGAGAAGGCTACCAGCTTATTCTTCCGAACGTAGACCAGACCAAATGGAAGTCTACTCATTGTAGCTGCACAAACCCGATAGCGAGTTCGACATTTACTCTAAGAAATACTTTAGAGAGAGCTTTCACAACGACAGGAACTGGATATTTCGTATATAAAGAAGATTGATGTTAAGATACGAACAAATTGTAGACCCGAACAGAGGAAGATATGACGCTTCCTCTGGGTGCTACATTGGAATTATTTATAAATATAGGTTGAAGATACAGAGACCTAAGAGCAAGAGAAAGTCAGACCTGAACGACCTCATGGAAGATACGTATATAGCTATTTCCAAACTCAGTCCCAGAGATTGCTTTGAAGCCGAGAGAAAGAATATAGCTACAAAAGTTGGTTGTTCAGACCCTAATATTCTAAGATTAGTAGGTTATGAAATACTTAATCCTAGTTTAATAAAGAAGTATGGAAAATAATGTATAATAAGATAAGATAGAGCGAAGTAGTTAAAATGCTGATTCACAATATATTATAAATTCCAAAAAGTGAATAGTATTCACATATAAGTGAACAGTGTTAATTTATAAGTGAACACCAACAAAAAGTTCACAAGTTTTGTGTAAACTAACTAAGCGAATATGTTTTAATTTACACTATAATAGTGAACAGTTTAATTTAATAGTAATATGGCTAGAAAATACATTACGCATCAAACGCTGAATACGGTTACAGACCATTTGACTGGCGAAATTGTAGAAAGCACAACGAGTAAAACGTTTCGAATAGAAACCACAGGAGCTAATTTTTACAGCGTATTCTGTGAATTGTACGCTTTCGGACTGACTGGTAGAGATAGAGATGTTTTAGATTATCTATGTACTCACGCTCAATTTGATAAAGGTTTTGTAGACCTTAATCCTATGGCGAGAAAAGAGATGATGGAGACGCTTAAAGTTTCCAAAAGTCAGTTATCTAACATCACGAAGAATCTTGTTAAGAAAGGAATTATCATGACAGAATCTGGTAGAGTTTATATCAACCCAGAGTTCTTCTGGAAAGGAAACCTAAAAGTTAGAGACGCTATAATGAATAATAGCCCAATAAGCTTTGATGTTAAGATAGATATAGCATGAGAAGGTATTTGGAAAGGTCTACTGATTACGTAGACGCTCTACCTCCAGTAGGTATAATAAAGGCAGACTATCTAGTCATGCTTTTGGCTTATAAAAACCCTAATACTAACGTATGTAGGTGGAATGATGAGATTGCCAAAGAGTTCGATATGAATGAAATGGCTTTTGATAGATATATTCAAATGATTTTCGAATCGTCAAAAATATTCGATTCCATTGATATTCAAAATAAAATAATTACCTTTAACCCAGAATACATAAATAATAAAACAGTATGAAAACTGAGATGATTCTTCACAGACCGTTACAACAGTATGATGTTCTTCAAAGAACAAGTGATAGTTATTTCAATGCTTCCGAGCTAGTCAATGCTTGGAGTGCTAATAATGGAAAGAAAAAAGTAATAGTAGACTTTCTGAGATTGACTTCTACTAAGGCATTCTTAAAGGAGTTGGAAATACAAGAAAGCCACGTCGGTGATTCCCGATGTGCTGATTTTCAAGCAGTTAAGACCATTAAAGGTAAAAAGACCGCAGATGGTACAACTCCAGACGTAGTATGGATGCACCCTTATTTATTCATTAAGCTTGCCATGTGGATTAATCCTACATTCGAATATCACGTAATTAAGTTTGTGTATGACCAGTTGATTAAATTCAGACACGACGCTGGAGACGCTTATAAAGATATGTGTGAAGCTCTAAAGCTCATAGGAGCAAGCAAAGAGGATTACGCTTCAATCGCTAGGCAGCTTAATGTTACTTGTTTCGACAAGCATGGTAGAGAGCTTAGACAATTCGCAACAGAAGCTCAACTAAAAGAACTGTCTCTAATGGAATCAATAATAGCTACTAACATTAGAGCTGGACTACTAAAGAGTATCGCTGCTGTTAAAGTGTTTATTGTTAATTATCAAATAAGAAAGAAAACTGTATGAGAGTAGATTTAAGAGGAATCATTTCTGGAGTGTGGAATAGTATATCGGGCAACAAGAACGCCCGAACTATTGCCATAGAACGAATGAAAGTGTGTAACCGATGCGATGGAAAGCTAGGAACAACCAATCCAACTTGCAGAGAGTGCGGATGTTTTCTGAAGATTAAAACTCTTTCGATGTCCGATACGACTGATTGCCCTAGAGGTAAGTGGTTGAATAAGAGAGACATAAGAATGATTGCAGAAGGTAAGTACGACACTGTGTTTATGTGGAGAATGGGAGCGTTAAAGCTTGCTGTTCCGAAATATTACTACTGGCTACTATGTAGACGAATTGCAAGAGGTAAGTTCGACGTTCTTAGCAAGAGAGTGTTTCATAGAACCGATGTTCTGGTAGCTTATAGACCAGTACAGGAATTTCTAAAGTATATGCATGACCACAAGCATAAGGAATATGTAGACATTGTAAACTGCGTAAAGAAATGGCAGTAAAGAAGAAACAGCGTGTAGCCAGAACACGAGGAAGCGGTACACTGACGGAAGCGCAATTTAAGGCGATGATAATATCTGCCCTTAGAGTTCGCTCTCGTTGGTGGAAACCAGCGCAGGAGGTCAAAAGAAAGGCTAGGGTAGGTAAAGGTACTTATCGCTGTCAAAAGTGTCTTAAAACGACTAAAAATCCCCAAATAGACCACATAGAGCCTGTAGTTCCCATTACTGGATTCACAACGTGGGATGATTATATAAATAGAATGTTTTGCGAGGAAGATAATTTCCAGTGTCTATGTCCTGATTGCCATGACGAAAAGACCAAACTGGAGAAACAAAAAAGAAGGGGAGCTGCCAAGTAGCAGTTCCCCTTTTCTTGTTTAAGCCTGTCCTAAAAGTTTCCTGATAGGAAGAGCTTCGGCAGCCCAATCCGCTAACACATTGATAACGAATTGTTTATCCAAATCATCCTGACGCTCACGAATTTCTTTTATATCATCGTGAATCCTATCAAGCTTCTCCAATATCAAATCTAATGTCTTTTCAGTCATTATTTCTTATTAAAGATTTTCTCTATATCATCAATATCCTTAGAGTTGAACTTCATTCCGAACAATTCTACAGGTTTCTGTGAAATGAACTCACGTAGCGTGTCGAAGTAGGTCTCTGCGTCGCATAGGAAGTTGCCCTCCGCATCGAACATCATGTCTATATACTTGCCGTATTCACTATTGGATAGGTAGTTATTAGCCACCACCTTGATTAATGCCTTTGAAGCCGTTCCTAGCTTCATTCCTAGCAAACTATTGCTGCTATCCGCAACATGGTCAATCACTGAATTAATTAATGCGTCTCTATCAATCATAATAATACTATAACTGGTTTAAAAAGAATTGAATATAAGAGGTTGGAAAAGAAATTACTTATTGCTTCCATTCTCTAGTTGGTTTAATAAATCTGGATTCTGTTCGAGATAAGCCAATAGTTTATCGACTTTCTCTTTCTTAATCTTGCTCTCCACTGCAACGTATTCCAATACCTTTTTCGTGGTGTCAAGTAAATGGTTCGAAGCTTTCTCTCCAGCGTCTGTGCTTAGAAATTCGGCAGCGAACTTAGAGGATAGGAAGTCCATAAAGCCTTTTTCATAACTATTCTTAGCTACAATGAACTCGTCATTCTGAGTTAAGGCAGTAGCTTCCTCTGCACTTAAACCGCTCACAGCGTCTTGGAAAGCCTTTATGTTGGCTTGCCCTTTAGACTGCTGCGTGCCGTTGTAAACGTTCATTTGATTGAACTGCGCCATCTGCGCCATCTTCTGGAAGTAGTCTTGATTATTACCTCCAGCTAACATAAAATCTTTGCTGTTAAACATTATTATACTCTACTTGCTGTTTGAGTGTTATTAGTCCAAGCCGTATTCACATCCACCGTAGTACACTGCGGTTTAGTTCCAGTAGTCTTACCTGCGTCATTAACATAGTTGTTATACATAGTAAGAGCCGCTTTTCTTGTTGTCTCGTTTGGAGTATAAGTCATTGATTGACCGCTTCCTGTGGCAGACCAAGTTAGCGCATAGGTGTCTAGCGTACTTTTATTTCCAGTCATTACGCAATACTTAACGAAGTTGTACCAGTCAGTAGGTTTTGAATTTGCATCCGCTGGAGAACAAGGGTAACATCCATACTTAGTAGCTTGCGAAAGATACTGATTAATAGCAGTCTGCTCTGCACTAGTTAGCTTATTGTAAGCTGCTTGGTATAAAGCGTCGTAATCAACGGAAGCACTCTGGCTTCCGTCATTGATTACTATTTGAAATGTCGGCAACTTAGGCTGCACGAACATTGCGTTTGATTGTATTTCTGATAATTGTTTCATAGATTATGGTGTTTTAGATTGAGCTTGTGGTTGATTAGGAATAGTTCCACTAGAAGTATCAACAGTTCCGCAAGATGGCTCTGCTACGAGCGGTATTGTGAATGTCTTATTTGCATAAGAATTATACAATGCGATTAGAGAGCTTCTAATAGACTGACTAGGCGAGTATGTTGTTGTAACGCTTCCGTCGGCATTGCTTGTATCTGTCTGCGTCCAAGTGGAATATTTATTACCCCAAGTATCAAAGAAGTAGTATAGGTTAGCCGTAACAGCCTTTCCTGCTGCCCAAATGATGAAGTTTTGTAAATCTCCAGAAGTTTGACAAGGATAGGACGCTGATTTAGCACTTGTTGTATATGTCGAATCATCCCACATAGCTTCGCTTGATTTACTAAACGTTACATCATATCCACCGTCGTAGTGTACCAATAATATCTTTCCGAAGCCATTAGTTCCACCATTTCCGTTATCCAATCTTCCGTAATATCTATCGTAATATTTCATAGCGTTTAGAGTATTAGGAGTAGTAGCAGCGAGTTGCGTTACAGGACAAGATATGTAGTTAGATGCGCTAGTGGAAGTTGGAATAGTAGTATCTAAAGCCAAATTGCTGCATAATACTGAATGATTATACCATTTGTTTTCTGCATCGTTTTTGAAATATCCAGATACCCTAGCTACAGTTTGCAACCATATAGAAACCCAAGTGTTTCCGTGATGTCCTATTCCGTAATTCTTATCTGATGTTGTTAGTGAGGCTTGATACCAGTTGTCAGAATTTGATACCCAATCTTTATAATCAAATATAAACCACAATAGCATATTCTTCAATGTATCACTACTCTTATCTGGCAACTTCCAGCACCAATTCTTTCTTTCGTATTGTCCTCCATTCAACACCTGACCAGTGTTGGGGTGATATTGAACAGAATCGGTAGACACTCCAGCTCCGATTATCTTCCAAGTGCCCCACCATTTAGGAGCGGTGAAATCATCATAATCGGATTTGGTACAAGTTCCGTATTTTAGAGAATCTCCAGTAGGTTCTTCATTAAAAGTTTTCTTGTATAAATCATAGCAAGTTTTTAATTGAGTGTCAAGATTGTGCATATTTGTAGACCTAGTGGAATCGTCTCCAACAAGAATCCACATATACCACTGATTTGTAGTCATATTATACTTATGCTTCCAAACCCAAGGCATATCGGATTTTGTATTCTCGTCTAAGTAAATCTTTCCAGCTAAAGGAAATACAGATGGAGATTTCGTCGTTCTATAACAAGGGTCTGCTTTTGTGCAGCTCGTATTAACTTGTGAAGAATTAGACGCTGATATAGTGGTACTAGTTCCCTCAAACATCCAATCATCAGTTCCGCTATAATTCCAATAAGTAGTCATTATATCTAATACGTTATTCTTGAATGTATTCAAATTGGTTTCAGCTTGTGCTTCATAGGTTTTTAAATTATTCCAAGCATTCAAGTAGTCCGTATTATTAGCCATAGTACACCAAGCTTCGTATATAGACATAGACTTTCCGTTTATGGTCTTATTAGCGTAACTTCCATCAGCTTCCTTTCCCCACGCATTCTTAAACTGTTCTGTTATGCCATCACAATATGTACCTAAGTCTTTACAGTAGGCTGTTTTGTAAGTAATACATTTAGCTTTAGCTCCGTTATCACCCCAAGCAGACCACTTGTAGTTCACATCCCACTTGTACCAGTCGTGAATCCAGTCAAGAGAAACAACACTTCCGTTCTTCGTTTGTCCTACATTCTTCAATACCCAAGCCACATACTCGCACCAAGAAGTCTCACAGCCACCAGAAGAAACAAAGTCCTTCCACTTATCATAAGCAACTCCATCTGTCTTGTAATCAGTCCAAACTTTAACAGGTTGAGGGTATTTAATATCACAGTTTCGAGTTACGGAAACATCGCTCAATCCAGCCTTAACTGCGGCAGCAAGAGCGGCTTTCATTTGTGCGTCAGCATTCATTACACCAATCAAATCTCCAGCAGGGTTGTTAAGCCAAGCTTCGTAAAGGTCATTAGCTGCGTCCTGTGCCGTTTTATTTGGATAAACCGACAAATATGTCAGCTGATTGAAATATGGCGCATACGTGAAATATGTGGTAGGATAACCTCCAGATGTTGCGGTGTATGAGGTAGAGCCGTTGGCTTTATATGTTTGAAGAGCGGTTTGCATACTAACCAAAGTAGCGTCCATTCTTTCAAATACAGTTACATCTCCGCAATTAAGCTGGAAGTTTTGCCAATCCGTTTCCGAATATCCAAGCATAGTGAATGTTTTCGGAACATCCATAGCATCAAGTGGTATGGCGAAGCAGGTAGAAGAACATAAAGGAGTTTTAGTTCCAGTAGTTACTTTCTGCCATTCTCTATACTTCTCGTAAGCACTTCTTCTTGTGGTCATGTCCGCAGTGTTATAATATTCATCATAGAATATGTCTTTCAATGTAGGATAATTATCCACCATCCATCTATAGAACGAATACCAATCACCGCAAGTATCACAGGGATATTTAGAAGATTTAAGCTCGCTAGGAAGCTCGTAACAGGTTGTATTCTTATTAGTGCTATCTTCCTCCTGCCAAGCATTTAAGTCAAACCAGAGCTTACGTTTTTCGTCGTTAGACAAGATGTCGTATTTCTCAAACCAATTCTCGAAATCTACACTAGCTTTCTGTGCAGCAGTAGTAGTCTTTCCAACAGTTCTTAATCTATGCTCATATAAATCCTGACAATTATCTGTAATAGGATAGACTTTGGATTTTATAGCGTCTGGTAAACAATGAATAGTAGTATCTATCGGTTTATATGTAGAACCAACAGCTCTAGTTACCTTAACAGAACCTTTCTCTTTCTGCCATTCATAGTAATCGTAAAACAACTGTCGCTTAGCTTCGTTTGTCAAACTGTCATACGTAAACCATTGAGAACCACGCTGATAGCCTTTCTCATTATAATCCCATATAAGATATTCGTATAAATCTGAACATTCTTGCGATGGGAAATTAGTCGGGAATATAGCGTCTGGCATTTTATTGCAAGTCGGACAGTCTGCGCTTTTACTGGTGAAGTCATATAAATGTACATATAAGTGTCGCTTCTGACCGTCTGCTAGAGCGTTATACTTCAACCATTGTTCTGGGTTATAATAATCATCGTTAGTGAATCCTCTGCACCAATCTACATATTTATACCAACATTCTCCCTCTATCGGACAATTCGTAGCTTTAAGAGAAGCTGGTAGAGACATTTTTTCATTATAGGCAATACCTTTTGTTTGAGACCATTTATAATAGCTGTAAAAACATTTACGTTGGTCGGATGCAGATAGAGAACTAAAAGTAAGCCAATTAGTAGCATTTCCATAGGTTGTATCAGCCCAGTTTAGATATTCGTAAGTGTTCTCACAACTATCGTCTGGGAATAATGAGTTAATCAAAGATTTAGATTGTAGGGAAACACAGTCGTAACATACCGCTTCATTATCCGTGGTATGAGCTAACTGGAATGCTCTATAATCCCTAAGTGCCGTTTGTTTGTCTTTAGTAGTAGCACTACTCCAATAGTCAAAAGTCAAAGAATCATTCTCAAAGTATGTTTCAAAGTAGTGCCACGATTGACAATCTTGACAAGGGTATGAACTAGGAGAAAGCAAACATTTAATATAGCTATCAATGTCCGTAATCTTTTTGGTAGGACACTTAGGCTTATTTACTCCACCAGTTGCATTATACGTACTCCAGTTGTCTAAATAGTCATTATAAGACGCTACAAGCGACTTTCTCGTCTCGTTGGATAAGATGTTCCAGTTGTGCCATAAAGAAGCTGTATTCGCAGAATAAGTGGTATTTCCAGCCTTTATGCAATCGTCAATGTAAATTAAATAGTTTCTCCAGTCAGAAAGGTTTGCGCAGGGATAATTCTCTGGCAAATTATTCTCTGGAGCTTTCTTCCATTCTTCTCGCTTCTCTTCCGTCATTTTGCACCAGTCGGCTGCTTCGCCTTGAAAGTGCGATGGAATAGTTGCTAAGAAGTCAATATATGTGTAACAGTTAGTCCAACAGAGTTTCTCGTTAGTATCATCATACTTATGCGGAGATTCCTTTACGGTTTTGCAGAAAGCAACGTAGCTATCGCAAGTACCAGAATAGTTGGGATGCTTGTTACACCAGTTATCATCGCCTGTAAGCGACAATTCAATGTCAGATAGTTTAGTTGTTGCCCAAGCCGTATCAATATTCTTAACCTCGCTTTTCTGTGTAGGTCGAGAAACATTCTGTAGCCAAGGACTTACTGGTATTCCATTCATATAAAACTTGTTTAAAATAAAAATACCCCTCCATCCGAGGATGAAAGGGTATTAATTTTACCGAGGGCGAAAGCTTACGGAGTAGTAGTAGTCGTTGTAGAGCTAGTTGTGCTAGCCTTAACTACGTCGATTGTGTACTGTGGCATTGTTGGGATTCCACTTATGATAGAACTCCAAGGCAATCCTACTACTCCATTAACCTTTTGGTCAAGCTGTCTTTGGATAACCAAATTAGATACAGCCAAGTCTTTCTCTACACGATTGACTTTGTTTTCAGCGTATCTTTCAGCTTTCTCGGCGGCAAGCTGCATCATGTAAGGAAGAGCTGCTTGTATCTGTGCTATTGCAACAGCGTTAGCGTTTACATCCTTACCAAGAGTGATGTACGTTTCGTAATCACCTTTTTGGATAGCTACGTTTGTATCACCGATAGATTTCTGAATACCGACATTTTGCAGCCAGAACAAATCTTTGTCTACCGCATTAGTAACAGCATTTGAACCTCCACCTAGGATAGAACCGCCACCATTCAATGCTCCAAGAGCTGTACCGATTATGCCCAACGCAAGTCCTGCGTTCGCAACACCCTTCGAAGCGAATTTACCCTTTGCTTCATCCATAGTTAATTCAGCCATAGTATTTTGATTTAAGGTTAATAAAATTGCATCAGTCTTTCCGATACATTCTTATTGTAAATACTAAAGCTGTAACTATCCCCAAAACTATACCACGTTTTGTATATCCTTTTTAAACTCAACTAACGAATGGTTTACACGCAGAGAGACCATCTTGTCGGCATACAAATCTTTCACCAATTTGTAATAAAGGTTTTTACAAGTATCAGCTTTAAGACCTGAGAATCTGGAGATTCTCTCGTAGTCAATCTTCAGATAGTTCTTAGCAATATAAACAAAGCAAGCTCTGGCTTCCACATCTAAAACTTTCTGACTTTTCTTGTCTATCGCAACTTCATAATCTGTTTCTACACGGCTTTTTAATGTTTGAAGTAATACTGTTATCATAATATACACACATTAAGCGGTTGATATAAAAAAAAAGAACGCCTACAAAATACCCCCCCCAATTAGAATTAGTTAGAGAGTTGGATATAGTGCAAACGTTCTTGGTATTTTACTTATCGTTATTAAGTAGATAGTGCTTCTTGACATTCAGAAGCTTATTAATTTCCTTATAGGATTTGGAGCGAGTAATGCTTGTTAGCTTCTTAGTGATTGCGAAGAACTCTGAGAAACAGATTATAGCAGCCACAAGTTTGGTCATTTCCTCGTTTTCAAAAGGAAGTATATACGTATCTAAAGAATATACCATTGTCAGTATAACAACGGAATAGATTATATGTATTATCTTCCCCGATATGTCAATCTTTTGAAGGTGTTTTTTGTCATTCTTCTTTTGGGCTACCCTCACATAGAAGATAACCGAGGTAATTAAGTCTACGAAAGCGAAAGCAGCTACACAGTATAGTAAACTAGCAATAGGAGCTACGAAACTGATAGCTGCTGCCACTACGTAAGCTAAACCTCTATGAGTTGTCTCGTTCATCGGCTTTAGCAAATTTGAGAACTATCTTCATTTGCTCAACCGTAAAATCATTGGAATCTATAATATCTAAGCAAGTATCTCTAGAGATTAGCTTAACTTCCTTCTCTCTATCTAGGAACGGAACTAGTTCGGATTGCAAATCTTCTTCGTATTTAGCGAATACAGTGTTTAACTCAATCTTTCTGTCCATATCAAGCTTATCCCAGTCCTTAGATTCGGCTACCACATCATCGAATCCCTCAGGTTTTATTTCGTCCTGCACTTTCTTAATAAGCTTTTCATATTCCTCTTTTATAGCGTCTACCTCCATTGCTAACTCGATGGCTGGAAGTTTATCACCTTTAGATACTTTCGTAAATTTAGCGTCCTTGATTAGGTTCGCAAGTTCAATACAGTTCTTTATTGTTATCATTCTATAAATTAATATTGTTTATAACCTTATAGTATTATATTAGTTGGAAGTCTTATCGTATTTAACATTTAAATCAGTATATAATGTATGAAAATTATTCAATTTCAAACCCTTCCTCTAACACTGTATATGTTGTAGTAGCATTATCCGCTGTCATTTGTAGATAATATTCATACTTTGAATCTTTTGTATATGACACATATACATCGTCATATACATATTGATAGCCTATAGGAACGTATTTTGTTTGATTTACTAGCAGACTTTTTACTACCTCTCCATTTGCATAATCCTCGCTTGTTCTTCTCATCAATCTTATATTAATGCCAGTAACCTGAGTGTTAGAACTATCGTTTTTAATTTCATAAGAGTAGTAAAATCCGCTACTACCTTCCCAATATCCATACGCTTTTACTGTTACTTGCGCTCCTGCTGCGTATATTGTAATCTGCTTTACTGGTATCGCTAGTGGTATATATATCGCTGATTCTGGAGTTTGACCATTCTGGGTTATTTTTTCTGAACATAAATAAAATCCACACTGCCAAACTCCAGCGTATGAATTTAACCCAGACAATGTAACACTACTAGAACCTTCTGTCCCAAAAACACTAGAACTAGTTCCGTATATAATCGAGCTTCCAGAGTTCTTTACTAGAAATACGCCTAGATACATATTTTTTATATCTACGCCACTAGTTGCAATATCTGAAAACTTTAGATTCGTCTCTGATATCGGCGCATCTTCTACCCTAAAATCTATACTTCCAGAACTAGATAGATATATAATACTAGACAATGTAGTTGTAAGTGGAAATACCGCATTTGGATTATAACCATCAAAATCTGATAATCTATATGGCTCTGATGAAGTTCCAGAAGGAGGATTATAAGACCACGATATTCCATCCATCATATCTTTAATCATTCCAGAAGTATTGCTACCCATTTTGCTATACGATTTTATCTCTATACCACAAGAACCATCTACGGCTCTCCACCAATTATCCTTAACAGAGCCTACATCTGTCCATCCAGATATAGATGGAAATGGCTCATACGAATAATCCTTAGAGTGAGCGAGCGCATCAGGGTATCTCACTGGTTTATACTTACTCCACATATTTATCTTGCCGTGGGCATTACTGCCGAGGTAAATCAAACTATTAGTTGATACCCCGACTTTCTCTGCCGCTTCTTTTAGCGTTATCGCCATATATTATTATTCTAAATTAAGTTTACTTATCTTGCTTGTCAATGACGATACTGTGTCTTTTAAACTTGACAGTTCGTCTTTGAGTGTATTGTTTTCAGAGACCAGCTCATCGTTAGTAGCTTGTAAGGACATCGTGCTTGCCGTTAGAGCAGCCACATCGTCTTGAACAGCAGCTAACTGAGCGTTGGTTGTGTATGTTAGAGAACCCTGCGCAACAACATCGCCAGTACAGATAATATCACCGTCTATTATTAGGCTAGAGCCAGAGGAACTAATTGGTATATTATTAATCTTTGGAACAGTTAAATTCCCAGTAAACCTTCCAGTTCCACTAACATCTAGTTTGTAAGCTGGAGATGTTGTGCCTATACCAATGTCGCCAGAAGCTCCTATTATCATTCTAGTTGAATTGTTAGTACCAAAAATCAATGAAGAGTTTTTGTAGTTGTGGAAATACAAATCATCAGACGTAGTAGATGTTTTACCTATAACTCCACAATCTGTACTTGTATCTCTAAGATATATGTAAGGAATTGTAGCATGAGCGGTAATATTAGCACTTCCGTCGAAACTCTGCCCCCAGATTGTGCGTGCGGTTGCGAGCTTCGTGGCGCTAGTAGCATTACCTGAGAACGTCGTGGCATTAACTGTTCCGCTGAAATAAGCGTCCTTCCATTTGTAGGTACTAGTTCCTATCGAAGCAGTGTCTTTCCAACTTCCGACAGGAGTTAGACATTTAACTGAATCCACAATTAATCCATTGCCTGTGCCGTTAGGGCATATATAAATGTCGTTACTGTGGGTTATGCTAAATACTCCCGTTTTATTGATATTTATATCCCCCGTCATCGTGCCACCTGACAACTGCAAGTATTTTGAGCTTAGAGCCGTACCGTTTTCTTGCAGATAATTAGTAGCGTTTATTATACCTGAATGGGTTAAAACTCCACCACTCCCCCATGTTGTACTCCAAGTGCCTAAATTATTACTACTAGATATATCACTTGCGTTATGATACCTAAACATAAAGTTATCACCAACTCCACCCATAGTAAAGTAACCGCCATTATACATCTTCATTGACATGAAACTATGATAATTTCCAGCAGTTATAGCCTTGTTGCCTCCATATCTAATAGCAGAACCAATATAACCATCAACAAGACTAGTACCTATATATCCAGTGTCAAACTTCTGACCATCTTTCATAGTTAGCGTTCCTGTCATTGCTCCACCTGATAATGGAAGATATTTCTTAAACTCAGTAGCAAGAGATGTGCTTGTGCTGAATCCGTCTACGAACTTAACAATCTCGTCCCACTTATTAACAATACCATCAGTATCAGAGCCTTTAATACTATTAACCCAAGAAGCAGCTTCGTTCCAGTTTTCTTTTTCGGAAGAAGTAACAGAGCTTTCAATCTGTGTGTTTATCCACTTAGACTTACTTGTGTTATATTGGAGAATGTCCTTATCTGAAAGATTAGACAAGAGAACGTCTGTTAGTTGGTTCATTGCGCTAGCACCAGTGCCACTAGAACTACCTCCTCCATCTACAACACCAGCACCAAATGCGGCAACGTCTCCAGAAGAAACTAATGGCTTTCTAGTTGCTATATAATCAGTAACAGACCTATCGAAGTTTGCTTCAATCCAGTCGTACAGGGTTACAAGACTTTTACCAGTGTTAGTAGTAAGTCTTACAGTAGTGTCTAGAGTGTCATTCGTGGTCTGCAAGTCGCTCTCCAAAGTAGCTACATTTGCGCTAACCGTAGATACTGCGTTATTGGTATTTATTATCTCCGTATTGACATTTTCTATATCATCCGATAGTCCGTCTATAGTAGAAGTTAAATCGCTACTAAGGCTATCTATTGCGTTCGAGAGAGCGTCTTTCGCACTCTGTACTTTACTATCTATCGTGCTTGTTAAGCTTACACCTCCTATATTCACGTCGTTTGCGTATAATGTTCCATTAACTCCGAAGTTAGAAGTAGTAGCTTTGCCGATAATATTTCCATTAGCGTCGGTCAAATCTACAACAGTAAGCTTCGTATCTATTATCTCTGCTAAAGAGTTTAGCAATGTTGTTACATCTTCTTTGGTATAAACATTACTTATTACTTCTTCAAGCTGGGCTTTAGTTGCGTAATCGGATAAGTCGAAATCACCAAGATTAATAGAGCTTATCTTGTCGTTCAATATCTTACCCTGTCTTGCCGAAAGAGCTTTAGTAGAATCCTCGCTATCTAAGCTATCTACTACCGAGATGTTTACGGAAGCTAATGCCGCAATCTTCTCAATCTGCTCGTCCGTCAAATTATAAAATCCTACCTCGTAAATGTTGTTGTTAGAGCTTACAGTGACTTCTGCTCTATTCACACTTACCGTAGGAGTATTTCTTTCTATCGTAATCGAAACTTCAGGACGCTCGGTCGAAACCGAGACTTCCTGAGAGTTAGTTGATATGTTTACTTCGTTATTATCTATACTTGCCATTAAGAATCCATTCTAACGTTTACACTTGCGTCTTTCAAATTCATTCCTGTGCTACCTTCCGATATATCGTCTTGGTAACTGTCTGGGAAATAGCTATTTGGAATACCTATGTTTAATACATACTTGATAGCTCCGTCTTTCAATCCAGCCAAAACTGTCGAAGGAATCATTAGTAACAAATCTTCATCGTCTAACATAAATCCTCCAGATGTTTTACTGTAACCATTTGAAGATAAGAAAGTTAGAGCTGAGCTTTTGTCTGTTGTATAAACAGCCGCCTTTGCTCTATAATTACTTCCGTCAAAATCTTCTGGCATACTAAAACGTATTATCAAGTCTGTTCCTCTATATATATCTGCCATTATTCCTCTTCGTTAGGGTAATAAACTGTTCCATAGCTTTGATAATCATCGTCAAACGGATTATCGCTGTCTATTTGCGTATAGTCATACAGCTGAGCGTTAGCCTTAACTGTATTAATCATGTAGGATTCGAGGGTTTTAATATCTCCCTCGATATAGCTTATATTGTAGTCTCTAATGTCCTTATCTCCATCTTTGTAATAAGAAGTGTAAAGAGCTTTAGCTACATATAAGCAATGCAACATTCTTATCTCTTCTATCGCTTCATGAACTGGATTCTCTGCGTCAGGATTCTCTATGTAACGTACAACCTCCGAGTAGAGGACATCGCCTAGAATAGAACGCATCTGTATCTTCTGCGTCATTCTTATTATGGCTTCCAGATTCTTAGCGTTCGTCTGAAACGGCAACGGATAATTCTCTCTAAAATACCCATCGTCTATTATAAGTACAGTTGTGTTCAAAACCATTATTCCTCTTTAGTTACTGATTCGTCCGGAGACTGAGCTTCTACGCTTTCGTTTCCAAAGTTTAATTGAACGTCCTCGATAGTAAGCTTTATCTTGTCTACGTATTTAGTTCTGTCGAATATAGACTGGAAAGCTTCTAGGATTAGTTGCCTATTAGGAAGCGTCTCAGTTGTTCTAAAAAGCTCATAAGCCGTTCCTAATTCATTTCCAGTACCACCGAGCTTACCTGCTACCTGAATACCGAAAAGTGTCGGAGAAGTGATATTATGAGCCGTTAATATCTTACTATCGTCAAGCTGAGCCATTACGCTAATAGTCTTGTCCAAGTTCTGGATATCCAAAGTTTTGAACTCTGGCATATCCTCTTTCTTTCTAACCCAAGAGAGAATCACTTGTTCTCCCTCAGAGCCTTGAAAGTTAGATGCGAACTTAGCGGCTTCTATTCTCTTATCGTCCGTAGACATATTCCTACCTATAAAGCTAGCCAACAGTTTAGGGGCGAATCCGTTCCTTGCGGAGTTTAGGATTGACTTACCAAACTCGAAGTCGGCAGCTATGAAGTAGTATGCGCCTAGGTAGTTGGGCATTCCATAATACTCAGAACTAGATAGAGGATTCTTTATATAGAGAAGCTGTCTTACGGAAGATTCGTTTAATAGGTCGAATGCTGGAATCTTTTCCTCCTTTACTGGAATAGTCTTAGAGCTGTTGCGCTTAAAACCACCGACACGCTTAACATAATATTGAACCTCGTTGTTCTTATCTGGAAGTCCGCAACGTAGATTGTATTGGGCTACTGGTTTGATTGAGATGATAGACTTGAATCCGACATCATAAGTAATATCTAGTCCTACAGCTCCATCTTTCTCATATAGATAAGCAGCTTCTTTAAGTACGGCATATAATGTCTTACCAGTACCTCCGCAACGGCTTTTAAATGCTTTCAGTTCCAATGCTTCGGATTTACCTAGAGATTCCTCTCCTTCAAGAATAAGTTCGTTGCCAGCCACCATTTTAGCCTTTTTAGACAAGATACCTGCATGAGTAGCAGACTTGTACAAAAGAGCGTCGATAACTTGGTCTAGCTTATCGTCCGAACCATATTTAATATAATCGTAACTATCTATCTTACCAGTCTTAGGCGTGTAGATAGAAGTGAACGCAGATTCGATAGCAGGGTTTTGCTCCTCAGAAAGAGTTGTACTTACTGTTAAATCCTTATAAGCGAAGCTATGTTCTATTCGTCGTTTTATCTCATCAAATAATTTCATTGTATATTACAGATTGTTACGTACTTATAGTGGTTTTTAAAAAGAATCTTTAGGGTATATTCTCCGCTAGGAAGGTCTCCTATTTCGAAAAATATCATATAAGGTCTTTCGCAGTAGTAATGAATATACAAATCCTCCTGTTGAACTAGTATAGATTTCTTATGTCCCACTATTTTGGTTAATACTATCCCCACCTCTCCTGTTATAGACGAAAGCAGTTCATCATCTTCAAAGAAGGACAATTCCCTCGGAAGAGCCACTTCTAATGTACTATTTCTTTTAGCTTGTATCATTGGCTGAATAAAAAAGAGGAAGAGGTTTAACACCTCCCCCTCCCTTATAGTATAACTATGTATTTTAACAATTTACCCCATAGCTTCAGTGTAAGTGTTGCTATGTTTCTTCTCTTTAGCGGTAAACGTAAGAGTAACTCCGTTAGTATCTTCCGCATTAGCACCAGATTCAAACCTAACGCTAGTTAAAACAGCTCCGTTTTCCATACCGCAATACATCGTACTTCCGTCTGCGAATGTAATCAAGAGAGCGAACTTTTTATACGGATTACAAAGCTCATTGAGAACCGTATGTCTAGCACCGTCATAACCAGAAAGGAATACTGTAAGAGTTTTCTCAACAACAGTAGTTCCGTTATCGTTATTAGTTAGGGCTTCGACATAGTTGGTAGTCTTATCGTCCGTATTGAAGTCTATAGACTGGACAAGTCCACTAGAGCTATTTCCAGAAAACGTAGAACCTTCTTGATATTGAGTAATCTGTATCTTAGATATACCTCCTGCTGTAATATCGCAGTTATTTAAAATAGACGATATTCCGTCGTATAAACCTACACAAGCCATATATTATTCATTTATTTTTAGACCTACACCGCTAGAGAACACAGCGACTTCGGTATTGTTATACATCCAAGTTTGCTCAACTCCACTAACAAATACTGGAGAATAAAGAGAATTACCCATACTTACAGAATCTGGGGCTACCTTTAGGGTTACGACAATATAACCGTTCATCTCATTCAAGTCGGCTATTTTCATAGCTATACTCTTGTATTTCTTAGATGTTTCGGTATTTACGTTATTAGCAGTAAGCGTGCTGCCCTTTGCGTTATCCCATTTAAATACATTAGACACTTCGCTCTTCAAGAATGATACGCTGATAGTAGAATCGTCTACACTAACTTGTTTAAGGTCAGTTGGCTCTAGTTCGGAAATAGCAGCGACTTCATTGATAAGATTAGTAGCTTCTATGCTTAAATTAATCTCTCTAGCTTCGAACGCAAGCTGAATAACGTCTTTATCCATTCGTTGTGCACCAGAGTTTATGTTTGAAGTTTTAAGGGAAGCTCCAAACTCCTTGCCCATTACTATTATCTGGTCAGACTTATTCGTTATTTTAACAACGAACTTCTGATTAGGGTTAGAGAAAGCCATAACAGATTCAGCGTTGCTAGCTTTAGGAACTTCAATGCTAAGAGTTTGAACGCACTCAACAGCACCGTCCAAGCTTGCGGTCTTTTCTTCTGTAAAGTTTGTATATCCGTCGTAGGTATTAAATTCTATGGTAAATAGAGGAGAAGATGCGCTATCTTCAGTTCCCTTCTCATAAAAGTCAATATTTTTAAGACCACCAAAAGCAGTGTTACAGCTACCAGTAACAGAGCTTATCATGTTACCAAACGTTGTCTTATCGTATAATGTACAAGCCATATATTGTTGATTATTAATTGTTTAAATAAAAAGAGGGAAAGGAGAAATCTCCCTCCCCTCGTTTATTGAGTTTTAAATTTATTTCGTAGACGCAGCAGATGCGGTAGATGCAGCACTAGTTCCATTCAAGTGAGCGACAATCAAATCACCTCTACGGAAGTCGAATCCAAGACGGAAGTTTCCGAAGAACTCTTCACTGTTAGTCTTAGCTTCGTACTCAGTTTGAATAGCCTTAGTATCACCGAAATCGTCAGTAATCAAAAGGAAGTTAGCCTTTGGAGACACAACGATTTCACTGTCAGCTAGGTAAGACCAAATCTCAACCTTGAAGCCCATCCAAGAAGGAATCTGACCCTCTATGATACCTACAGGAGTAGTCGTGTATTTATCAGCCATAGCCAACTGGTAAAGCTGGATAGTACGAGCGTTCATGTAGATAGTTGGAGCGTAATCCTTATCAGTCTGATTCATATAAGTGTTCAACAATTCAGTTGGGAACGCCTGATACATAGCTTCAAGCTTAGAAAGGATGTTAGCTTTAGTAACAGCAGAGAAAGGAACAAGAGTTGTCTTTTCACCCAAGTTATTAGAAGTAGAAGCAGAGTTAATCTTAGCCTTCAACTCGTTGTAAGCAGTCTCCATACATTTCTCACCGATACGTTTTGCGAAGTAGTCGAACAACCACTCTTTAAACTCATCGTCAAGAGTTTGCTCATTAAGCTGACCTTTGCGAAGCATTTGAGAACGGTAAGTTCCTTCCAAAGCAGTCTTACAGTTAGAGAAGTACCAAGTGAATGGGTTATTGCTTACCTCTTTCTCAGAGATAGAATAGCTACCATCACCGCCTTTAGCAACGTCGCAAACATCGTTACCGAAGCTCATAGAAGCTTCATAGATAGGAATTTGAGCTTTTGATTTTACACCGTCTATAATTGTCATTCCGTTAAGGAAAGCGTCAGACATCATGATTGCGTCGATGAACAATTCCGACTTTCTATTTCCCCAACCTGTTTGTTTGATTGAATCTACAAGAGTTACAGTTGCCATAAATTAATATGCTTTAAAAATGTTTTTGGTTTTACTTAAAATAGTTAATCTGTCAGCTTTGACTGGTTCAGCGTTTTCTACTGTCTCAGCTACAGCGTTTTGTTGTTTGAACGCAAGATTTTGAAGAGCCATTCTTTCGTTGATTCCTTCAATCTCTTTATTCATACTAGAGAATTGCTCCAATCCTTTTAGGACTGCTGCCAGCGATTCTTTTACAGCGGAGAGTTCTGTCTTAACTTCTGCAAGCTCAGCTTTAACTTCTGCGTCAGTTCCTCCGTCCACATCAGCAGCACCAGAATCAGTACCTTCGGTAGTGTCATTCTCATCAGTTATTGGTTCTTCAACGATAGCAGTTACTTCTTCGATTTTACCATCTTTAGCGACAACGTGGTTGCCCTCATGGTCAAATTCTCCAGAAAATAACTCTATGTTGTTTTCAAGTGTTCTAACCATTATCGGCTGACCCACTTCAATCGAGTGAAATAAAAGTTTTTCTGTCATATATTTATAAGTGAAATCATTGATAGCTTCCATTGAAAAGCCGTTAAATTCTCCTTCTTTAATCCTTTCCCACAAGCCATCGTCGTTTACTTTAGCTTTCATGAACAAAGTGCCGTCAGGTAGGTCGAATCCGTAGTCGATAGACTTATCGTTTTGCGATTCCTTTATCCAGACTTCCTCGCATTGGACTTTCCAAGAAGCAAGCCTATCCGCATGATGAACAGAGAAAGAACTTTGAGAACCGTTAGTTAGCATTCCTCTAGCCATATCTCGAATAACATCTTTGCCAAAGGTTACATAATAAGGTTCTCCAGTCCAAGCGTCCTCTCTGTATATAAGTTTATCTGGGACTATTACCGCACCTACTATAGTCTTTTGTTCTTTGTCGAACTTAACGTTAGGAATAGGATTCTCATTGCTATACTTAGCGAACCCTACCTCCATCGCTGGTTCATCGACTAGACTTATGTTTAGGATTCCAGCCCATTCGCCATCTGGCATTTGAGCTTGATAAACTGGTATTGTCATAATCCTATATTATAGTGCCGTTGAAATTAAAAATAAATCTACCACTTTTTGTTGTAATCGTTTTCTCTTTTGGAGATAGCTGAAAAACATCTTTAAATATATAATCAGCTTGACTACTATTTATAGTGTTGGAAAAATCATTGTTAATTCCTAACTCGCTGAGTTTTACCCCTCCATAAGTAATTGTTCTAGCTCCTTTAACTATTTTTAATAGAAAGCCATTAACAATGTTGTTGTAAATTTCAGCAACCTCTTTATTTGATACATAATTGAGGTCGTTGAACACTATCGAGGATGTTTTGTCAAAAGCGTAAGGAGTATCAAAAACGCCATAAGTGCTGGTTTTAATTACGGAACTTACGGAAGCTATATCCAAACTGCGAATTAAAACTCCAATTTTTACGATTTTAAACGAGTGTGTAGTGTCATAGAAGTCTACTACTTGTTTAGCCTTTACATCGCCTAGAATACTAAAAACACGTACTGCTACGTAGTTGTATTTTCCAGACGTTCCGTAGTCAATTATACTTCCATTAACATTACTGGATATTAAAGCATATTCCACTCCAGTTTCTAACGAAAGCTTCACCTTTTTAGAAAATCTCACCCAGACTACCGATTCGTATATAGAAGTACCGCATACGTCCACTGTCTGCATAGAAGCTGTTCTTTCGTAAACAGTTTCTTCGTAAACACCAGTGGCTACGGTTTCCATTCCATACACATCTCCGCTCTGAGCAGAAATGACCCCGAAATCTCCCATATATTCGGGAGAAGTCAGGTCGCTCATATTCTTTATATCTACTATCATAGTTTCTTATACATTTTAAGCTTCACAAGACAGCCGTTGGAAGAATTTAGTTCTACATCGCTAACGCTTTGGATAATATACTCCTCTCCATCCACAAATACTTTCGGATTATGAAGAAGCACATCTTCGCATTGCTGATTGTTGAGGTAGAATAATCCCTCTATCATTATGGAATTGGTGCTGTATATAGACTTAACAACGTCTCCGAAATAAGTATCAAGAGCGTTAGAATAGGTCTTGCTTGGGTAATATTCAGCTTCTCTGTCGTTGAAAGCCAAACTCTCCACGCTGCTACCATCAACCTTATTCCTTTCTATAGTGATAAGGCTATATTTCATCCAGCTGGAATCAAAAACAGCAGTAGCGAACACCTTCTTTTCTCCTTTTATCTCGTTAAATGTTTCATACGTTCTGCATTTAACCAGCGGTCTTACGGTTTCTAGACTGCCTTTAAACCCATATCTTAGACTATATTTAGAAGAACTCATCGTTTCATTTCTGAATACTCCAGCCAGAATAGCGTTTCCATACTCGTTAATCATGTCAGCGTCATTCTCATCTAGCACACGAATATCTCCACACAGCTTCAATGGTAGGATTGTAGAATTGAGTGATGTTTTTATTTCCTGAGAACCAGAACTGTCCACTACTATCTTTCCAGAATCCCCAAGACCAGTACCGTCTGTATATTCGTCAAAGGCAGAATCTCCTTTAGCATTGGATATAGAATAGTCTTTAGTCATGGAATCCGACGTAGGAGAAGTAATCTCTATGTTGTCAGCGTCAGCTGTAGAAATCAACACTTTCGTAGATGAGCTACTAGATATAGATGTTCCGTCAAATGAAGCTTTAACGTTAAATCTGTTTATGTAATCCTTAATTATATCCACAGGCTTATGACCAGAAGTATCAAGCGTCTTTCCTATATGAATATCTTGATAGTCTTGGTCGCTCCTCTTAGTAACTCCAGTGATACTTATGTATTCCTCATCGTCGCTGTACTTAATAAGCTCCAGAGTAGTGGTGGCTGTCATATTTACAGCGGATAAATCAGAAGCCCACACAAGGTCTACAAACAACTGTCTTTTTTCTTGCTCATCCGAAGAGGTAGTGGCAAACATAGAATATCCAGCCCAAGTTACTTTTTCTGGATAATTACTATTAGAAGTTTGTGTCATATTAACGACAGACAATGCCACTAGCTTGAATACTGGATATATATCTTCAGCAGGAGTAAGCTCTAACGCTTTTCTGTATAACTCCTCAATGTCAGTTACTTTGTTTAGCTTTAACTGGAAACATCCAGCTGTAGCCACGGTCGAGACAGTACCTTTAGCGATAACTGTGTCCTTGCCTAGCAAACTAAGAACAAGAGCCACATCAGCTTCCTCAGATATGATATATGGAACTCTTTCATATCCTAATCCTTTTCCGTCTGCATAAACACCACGTATTCTAATTAGCTGACTACTAAGCTGTTCCAGATTTATATCAATATCCTTTATGAAGCATTTAGCAGTAGAGAATGTTGTGAAGTAAGTTCTAGCTCCTTGCGCAAGTACGTCGGTATCGTAGGAATAAACATATTGACTATCTATTACTCCATTTTTATAGCTGCTATTTATAGAACCTGAAACTAGGCTAAATACCTTACCTTTAGAAGATGCAGCCAGTGATGTTAGTTTGTCATGAGTTCCTTGATATGTAGAATCAACTACGCAAGAGAACGTTCCGTTTAATGAAAACTGAGATGTGTCTCCAGCTTTAAACTTACTGGAAATCAAGTCCTTAACTGGTATAGTCACCTCTAAATCGTCAGGAATGCTTAGATTACTAGATAGTCCATACTTACTAAATACCGCTTTAGCTAGCTCATTTACTTTGATAGTAAACGGAGGAATACCTTTAAGCTCTTCGTCGCAAACGATAGTATATTTCGTGTCCTCGCCAGTAGTATCGAAATAACGTCTAGCCCAAAGATTACCTTCAGTCCATATATCATTAACAGAGACAATATCATCAATTAAATCCTCAAATTCTAGGTCTGTTTGTTTAAGTATATAAGTAACAGGGTCTACTATTTGTATTGAAATTTGACTGTTGCTGGTATTAACAGTAACACTATTTACATACATTACTGCGTTTAGTTTAGACGAGAGAAGTGACGATTCTATTTCAGCTGATATACCATCTCTAGTGTAATACCCTGATTTATAGGATATTGCTTCTAGATTGTTTTTAGTTGCTGGTATATTTATTCCGTATGAAAATGAGCCTATGGGGGATTGATTACCCCCAGTAGACACATATTCTCGGTTAAGCTTCATAGAGACATCCTCCGTTAAATCTAGATACCTCTTGTTAGCGTAAACTCTTATCATATCGTAAATCTATTTCTATTAATCTCCCTAAGTTCGTTTCCTTGTTCTATATCAGAGATTCGAACATAAGCCTTGATAGGATTGTTTCTAAGTTCGGTTAGAAGCTTCACCATTTCAAGATTTAGGCTATCACCTTGCGATATAGATACTTGGTCATTACTTATAGTGGAAGAATATCTAGGACTTACATAGCCACCATCAGCATACTTGCCAGAATTATTAATAGCGTTGAGGAGAGAAAGATGTTTAGCGGTAGCTCTCTTATTAACAATAAACTCTCCACCTTCCATTTCTCTAATATCACCATTCACGCTAATAGGAATACCTCCCTGCGCATGACTAGCACCATCGACGTAACCTCCTTGCTCGTACTTCTGAGGAACGAACTTCTGCTTGCCGATAGCTGCCATCTGTACAGCATACTGAGCGGACGCTATAGCCGTGTAAGCTGCGATAACCGCTGGAGCAGTAGCTATACCTAATACACCTTGCTTAGAGTTAGCCACAAGTACATTGATAGCCATTTCTGCAAGCTTCTGCGTATAGTTAATAGTAGCTTCTTGTTTCTGGGCTTTCTTTTGTTGTTCGAAAGCTTTCTCGTTTAGCTTATTAACAGCGTCCAGATTCTCCTTGTCGATACGTTCTTTTTCTGCTGCGTATTGCTCAGCGGATATAAGACCAGATTTCTGTAGAGAAGAATTGATGCCCTGAAGCTTGTTTGCTTTATTATTCTCGGCTTCAATTTCCCTATTTATCCTATCTAGAGATTCTTGAAGCGCAAGCTGATTAAATGTCTTATACGCATCTAGAGCCGTAGATAAACCGTCCTGAGATACACCTCCCCAAACATCAACCTTAGCATTATGAAGCTCATTCTCTTTGCTCATTACATCCGCAGTTTGAACTTCTACGTTCTTCATTGCGTTCGTTTTAGCAGTAGCAGCAGCGACACGTCCCTTTCCAATTCTTTCTAAATACATAGACTTTTCTTGGTTAAACTCATCCTCGGACATACCCATCTTTTGATAGATAGAACCATCGTATTTTTCATACTGCTTATTCACCAAAGCTTCATCTTCTGCTAGTTTAAGCATCGAAGTTGTAAATTTAGTATCTATCAGCTCTCCAAGATTCTTTAGCTTGTCTTTTACGTTAGCTAAATCTTTCTTAGAATAGCCTTTTGTGCTCTTTATATCGCCATAAAAGCTAGAATTTACATCTTCTAAGGCTTTCTGAACGTCCATAAAGCTATCCTCATCGAATCCAGATATCCTTATACCAATATGAGATAAAAGACCTTTATTGGCTGAATTTATGCTTCTTCTACCTTTTATTCCAGCTCTAGTAGTATCTAAAGAGAATCTGTCTATATTCCCGAGAGTTCTATCTCTTTCATTTATCAACCTATTAGATTCCAACTCATAAGCGGCTTTATCCGCTTTAGTCTTAGCCGACTTGGCGTATTTAGCGTCCAAATTAGACTTCTGAACGTCGTAAGCTCTTAGAGTATCTTCTTTTAAAGAATCTAGAAAGTCTGTCATGCTGTCAGCATATAGATTTAGAGAATCTTCGGAAATTAAATCAAGCTTGCTTTTAATTTTGTCAGCAAACTCCATTATTAATCTTTCTTTTTCAGACCTACTGCTAGTCTTAGATAGTTCTTCGTTTAAATCCTCTCTAAGCAATTCTACGCTAGACACCACATCTTCTATCATTTCTGTAGGAAGAGCGTTCTTTAGCTGAGCGTTTATTTCAGAGAAAGTAGTATTCATTCTCAACGGCTGCTTGGACATCGGCTTCATGCCTAGGCTATTGAGTATAAAGTTTAAATCTTCTTCTCCTATACCCCATTCACTAATAAGCTTCTCCATGGTATTTATAAGCCTATCGTTCTCTTCCAGCTGCGCTCTAGAATATGTTTTACCAGAGTAAGAGCGTTTACTTTCCCATTTTCCAGCCTTAGTAAACGTACCATCTTCTGTTTCTTTCAACTTCTTTACTATTCTTTTAACCTCATCAACAGCACCTCTGTATGTGTTAATCTTGTTAAAGTTAGTAAAGTTGTTGTCCATAAATCCCATTATGGATGCAAGGGGTAAATCAACTCCCTCGTTAGAAGCCATTTCAGACCAATACTTTAAAGCTTCTCTTCTTAACGCAGGATTTCCTGAAATATCTCCATAAAGATTATCGTCGTATCTACCAGACTTTATCTGATTGTTATACCATTCAAGCATTATAGGCTCTGTTTTAGAGAAAAACTCCTCGCTTTGTTGTTTTTTAGCAGAGGCTATGAGCTGTTCTCTGTATCTGGAAGCTTCGCTTCCTATGTCTCCAGTAACCACTGTAGAACTACTAACATTAGAGCCGCCAGAAAAACTTACAATCTGTTTTCCCTTTTGACTTTTTATATATTCGTCTACTAAGTTCTCTAGAGACTGAGAAGATTGACCTATGATAGTTTTATTGTTCTGTTTCACCCATCTAGAAAATCCCTCCTTGAATCCAGCTGCTCTTACATCATCATCATCGCTCTTCATCATATTGGCTACAGCTTTCTCATCGTCCACAACCATCATGTCTGCAAAGAACTTATTCATCTTGGCAGTAAGACCTTTGAACATAGTAGCTATCTTATTGCCAAAGTTCTTTTCTATGGTATAATAAGCCTGAGAAGATGCGTCAGCTATGGTATTAAATGCTTCAGATTGAGCCGTTTTAACCTCATCCCATTTATCTACCAGTATAGATAACGAGTTTGCAGCTCTAACCCCAACAAGCTCGGAAGCGTCCGCATACGTCATTAATCCGTCTTTCAATCTGCCTATTACAGTAGAAAGGCTTTCTCCTCGTCCAGCAAGTTCTGAGAATATGGTTCGCAAAGATGTACCGACCTGAGACGCTTTCATACCAGAGTTAGCAAGAACACTAATCATGGCAGCAGCTTCATCGAATGAAACACCCACAGATTCTCCAGACACAGCCACATAAGACATGATAGTATTGAACTTATTCAAATCTATAGCCGAAGAGTTTAATGTATTAACGAATTTAGATGCGAATTTATCAGCGTTACTATATGAAACGTTAAACGCATTCATGGTTGTCACCAATACTTCACCTGCTTTTTCTAAATCTCCACCAACGGCTGTAGATAGAGCTACGGCAGCCTTTGACACAGTGTCGATGTTTTTCGATTCAACACCAAGTCTAGATAGAGACTTAAACAACGCCAAACTATCTTTTGTAGCCACTCTAAACGATGATGCAAGCCTTACTGAAGTATCTGCCAGTCTGTCCATTTCGGTGTCTGTAGCCTTAGAAATAGCCTGAATTTGAGCAAGCTCTCCAGCCATATCAAATCCACCTTTAACTCGATTCTTCATATAACCAGCAGCAGCCCATCCAGCTCCAACTATAGCACCTCTTATAGATAATCCAGCAAGTCTACCTAATCCTCCAGACCATCCACCAGAACCTCTGTTTAAGAAAGCACCCCAGAATGAATTATTCTTTCCATGCTCGGAGGTTGTATCATCGTCATGTTCTTCTTTTAGCTTGTTGTTTATTTTAGAAGCTAAATCGCCATACTCCTTAACGAACGACAACCTCTTCTTGTGAGCGTCTGTCTCAGCTTTAAGAGTGGTTTCTATTCTATCTAACTCTTTAGTCAGCTGCTTCTTCGTCTCATCATTTTTTATTCTATTTATTTTCGATTCTAGGTCGTATCTCTTTTTGTAGATAGTTTCCTCTTCTTTTAGCTGTTTGTTTTTATTTTTCTCAGCGTCTTTTGCTTGCTTTTCTTGTCTACTTTTTTCTTTCTTATCTAGCTTATCCCAGAGATTTTCATACATCCTCTGCTTCGATTCTCTGGCTTTAGCTATTCTTTCAGCAGACTTTATTTCCTCTTTTTCCTGTCTTTCTAATCTTTTCTTTTCTTTTTGCTCAGCTTCTCTCCAAAGCTTCTCATACATTTGCTGTTTAGCCTCATAGGCGGCTTTAGCCTTTTCGGCAGACTTTTCTTCAGCTTTCCTTTCGTTTTCTGCTTTCTTTTCAAGCCTCTTCTTTTCCTTTTTATCATGTTCAGTCCAAAGCTTTTCATACATCTTTTGCTTTGATTCCTGAATAGATTTAGACTTTTTGGCTTCTTTTTCTTCTTCAGCTCTTCTCTTTTGAGCAGCCTTTTTTAGAGATGAAAGCATTTTAGCGTCTGCTTTCTTTTGCTCATCAACTACGTTTTTATATGCAGCCCTATAAGCTCCTTCAAATTGTTTTGTGAAGTTCTTTATCTCTTCAAGCCTAGAGTTTAGCTTGGATTCCGATATACTTCCATTTCCTTTGAACGCCTTATCAAGTTCAGCACCTAACTCTTTTATCTTTTTAAGAGTAGAATCAAATGCACTTTTATTTAAATTCTTTAGATTGAGATTCTTGTCAAGAACCTTTCTTAGGTCTGCTGAAGCCTGTGCTATCTCTTTCTTGTATTTCTGTAGCGTAGGTTTTACTTGACTATCGTCTACAATCAGTTTTATACCTAATTCCTCTACCGTATTTGCCATTATTTATTCATATATAAACGTAAATAATAATTGAATCTTTCTCGCAGTTCTGGATTACTGGATATAGATAATGCTTTTTCGTTAGCAATAGCAGGTTTTCCAATCTTCTGCCATGACTTAACTATAGCCCAAGCCATATCTCTAGTGTTTCCTGCGCTATATATTCCCTTGGCTTCTATCCATTTCATAAGACTAGCAGCCAATCCTCCACCTCCTTTGATGGTAGTTAGTTTACTGCCACTAGCTAATTTCATAGAAACTTCTGGTGGTATCTTGTATCTAACGTTAATCGTTTTCTCATTCTCTTTATAAACCGACTTTAGATTCTTTGTAACTCCTTCCGAAAGGTCTTTAGCTGTCTTACCAGTAGCGTAACCTACGTTCCACGTATTAAAGTCAGCCATCTTCGTCAATCTCTTCTTGTAGACGAAGTAAGATTTCCTTGTAGCTTCTCCTTTAAAAGGAACGGCTTCCAGTAATGTGGCTTTAAGAGCTTTCCTTACCACTTTCTGGATTCTATCAGCAGCTATACCAGCCACAACATCTTTTATCTCTCCATAGTCTTTAGAAAGTCTAGTTTTAAGAACAATAGGCATTCCTTCTTTAGGATTCCAGTTGTCCTTATTCATTATTATAGAACCGTCTTTGGCTACAGCTTTATTTTGCCAGTTGCTTCCTAGTCTTTTTAGAAATGCGTTATTATAAGAGAATGATTTATCTACTAGGCTATCCTTTAAACTCATATAACAACATTCATTTCAGCAGCCACCATTACTCCTAATCTATCGTTAGCGTTATCTTGGACTACTTCTTGTTCTACAGTTAAATCTCCAGACTTTAATGTAAACTTCTTGTATATGTAATTAACAGCGTCAATAGAAGTTTCTAGAGTTCCTTCTAGAAGTTCTTCGCTATCTTCTGTTATATCCAATACCATAAGTCTTACTTTATACAATCTACGTCCATTTACGTCTATTTTCACAGGTATTATCTGATAACCAACGGCTTTAAACTTGTTCTCATCGACAATTCTATTAACGTCGTTCTCGGTAATTACCTCTTTGTGAAAATAAATATATGGACAACCATTAAGGATTTCCTTTAGCTCCTTTCTAATATTATTCATATATAAGTATTTAATAATTATCTCTTTATTATAGTACAAAGAAAAAGGGACTGCAACCTTTATACGGCTACAATCCCTAATCAATTATATGTACACAAAATCTCCCCATTAAAACATTTATGTTTTCTAGAAGAATATCTTTCTGATTGGTTAGCTTAAATCTTTTTCTTTCTTTTTTATTTTAAGAATAAGAAGTTCTTTACCTTGATTTAAGCGGTTTCGTTTCACTCAACCAGATAGGTATTCTTATAGTGTTGGAGGTATATTCCATTTTTAAGATAATATATTCCGTTTTTAAGATTCGGGTATATCGTTAAGATAATTTAGTATTTGAAAAATCAAATCTCTATCATTTCTGAGCAGATTTCTTCATTCTTTCCTCTTCTATCTTGTTTTTTACCTTTAAATAGGCTAATTCGGTAAGACAATCCTCTACTGGCTCATGCAAAACCTCCTTAAATACCATATTCCATTCTTTAGATAATATCTTCTGTTTGTCGTACCATCCAAAGGTTTTATAGAAATTTGTCTCTAAAGTAGGGGTAGATTCGTCCGTTTTAGGCTTAGTATTGTCTGGTTTTTCGTATATGACACCAGAAAATCTTAAAAATAGAATATCCTCCCTACTCTTCATTATCTCGTCAAACAGTAGAATACAAGCACCTGCTGGAAGATTTTCGAAATAATTGCGTAGTTCGTCAATCTTAAAATTAGAATATCCTTTCAAAGCCCAAGACAACACCTCCACATACTTCTTTCCAGTCTCCAAACCAGATTGAAGTATCTGTTCTATCATAGCCATCTGCTCGAACTCCATCTTTCCGTAGTCGAATCTAGGCTTGTCGCTGTAGAAATCGTCTATTATAACTTCGCATATCTGTCTGGAGTAATTCGCAAAAACTTCTTCTTCTGGGAGGGATTCCGTATTGAACCCCTCACTAAAATGCTGTAATATCGTAATCATTTTTCGTAAAATTCGATTGTTCCCCCATCATTACCTTCGAGCCAACACCAACAAGCGATAGCGAGAGAGGACACCATATCATCATGAGCTTCGCCCACGTTTTGAAATTGTACTCGTCCAGTGATTGGATTCGTTTTGGAGCTGTAGGCGTACAACTCAGCAATGAGAGTATCATTATCAGGGATAAGAATCTTTTCATCCTCGAACTGTTTTATTAAATTATTAATGATTTTTGGCTTACTACTGATGTTTGTGTTAAATTCTTCCAACTTATACATCTCTGGGTCGCTAGAAAGCTCTTCAAACAGTAAGTCTTTATTATTAATCTCGAAATAAGCGGCATAGAGGTACTTGTTGTGCTTTTTAACGAAGTCTTTGATTCTTTGGACATATTCCTTATAACTTAGATTATCTTCCTTTATATTGAATCTGTCGATGTCTATAACCTCCAATTTCTTGTTTACGCAAGTAAGGACGGTGTAGTCATTAACGACACCCACGTCTATACCGATATATCTATCGCATTTCATATCCAGCTCGTGTCCTTCTGGGAATATCCTACCCTCGACATTACTAAACAAGCTTCCGTCTGTAACAAACTCGCCCATAACCTCTCTAGCGAACTCCGTTGAGGTCATAGACTTCTTCATAGCCATAATAACCTTATCCACTTCGGGGTCGTTCAGTTCCCTATAATCAGCTCTTAAACTAATCTTATCCTTTCTATTTTCAGGTTTCTGACCGTCATTAAACCAATCGTAAAACCAATTTCTACCGTTAGGAGTAGAAAATATGAACATCCTACCGCTAGTACGAGCCAACATGGGCATTAACACCTCCGTAATGAACTTTCTAGGCTGAAACGCAGCTTCGTCTATAAACATGAAGTTAATTGTCTCACCACGCAAGCTATCGCCTTGTTCGGCACTTCTAAATAATAAAATACTGCCATTAGCGAAGTGTAGTTCTTTATCTTTAGTCTTTATACCACTCTGACCACCCTTAAATACAAGGTCTCTAGCTTCAGGCATATCATTAAACATAGCCTGAATAGTGTCTATATGCTTGTCTACCAGAATGTTAGTAGGACAAACGAACATGACACGATATTGCACCGTCGTTCTAGTCCATTCATATTGCTCCAGACACATATATATCGCTTCCATTAACGCCATATAAGACTTACCTGTCTGTCTACCGTAGTTGAGTATGGTAACGAACGGTTTAACGTCATATAGGACATCTAAAGCCTTTATTTGAGGTGGTGTAGGGTCATAAAGATGAATGTTAATCGTCTTGCTCATCTTCTACAATCTCAGCTTCTTGAATCTCTTTTAATTTAGGCTTATTGGCAAGCTTTCTTCTCTCTGTAAAGTCAAAACATTTGATTTCAATCTTCTCGTTCTTCTCTACACGTTGAGTAGTCGCAGCTATATTGCCATCAACCATCTTATTAATCTCTTTCTGTATCTCTATAGCTAACTTATAATCACCCATTTCTTCAGCAGCTTTCTGATACCTCATAAGTCTCTCTAAGCCAGCAGCCTTATCAAATTTGACATTCTTCTCTATATTCCTACGAATCTCCCAGAATCGTTTTGCAAACTCTGTTTCTTTAAGTATGTCTCTTTTGATATTACCTATATAAACATTCAGCTTATCACAGGTCTCCTTCAAATCCATACATTCCTCATACTCAGCGAGAAACGCTTTTTGAAGTTCAGTCATTTGGTATTTTCCCATGTTATATTATATATCAAATTAATGCTCTATATTATAGTGTGTTATAAGAAAAGTACAATATACACTACAAAAAATCCGTTCAATCATCACCGCCAAAACACATCCCGACCCCCTTACTAGGCATACCCCCTCTCTAGCGTGGGGATAAAAATGAGGGGGTTGCATTTCTGGGGAAAGTTCAACAGTTTCCATAATGGAAATAGCTCAAAGCATAGAGAATATCATTAAAAAACTAGGCTTCTTTCCTCTCCCTCCCCAATTTTGCTTAGAAATTAGTGAGTTTAACGACAAAAGGAGTGCCACTCGTTAGAATGACACCCCTTCTTATTTAACGTCCAGTATGGCTCTACAGGGAATCCATAGGAGACGATATAAAAATAAAGGTAGACTATCTTCTCAGACTGCCTACCCACGAATGTGAAAGTTATGAAAACATGAAATTAATTATGCACACTCTTATAGTGTATTTATTCAGGAATTACATAGTTCAAATCTGTAATATTTAGATATGGATTGTCTGAATTGATTAACACGCTCCTCTCTTTTTTGCCATATCTCCAGAATAAGAACTTCTTTTTGCGTCTTTCTGTTATGAGAACGTCCAGTTTGACATCGTTCGTCAGGTGGGATATAGTATCTTCGCAGACCTCTATATTAAGCCACTGGTCGCTGTAGGAAAAACAGCCGTTCTCTTCTTCCTTCATAATTATAGTATCACGGACTTCTCGAACTTCCACCTTAACTATCTCCTTAACTTCATACTTTTTTATCCCTAATCTACGTACAGTTTCTTCCAAATCTACGTTTACCTTGGATAATTCGTCGTAATCAAGCTTCAGAGCCTTCATTCTAGCCACCATAGTCGAATCTTTTATTCGAAAAGTGTCTAATTCGCTGGTTACAATCTCAAAATTACTCTTAGAAGTTTCTAGCTGTTCTCTAGTATGTCTAAGTAGAGTAAAGTTGTAAATACCCCAGCTAAGAAGAATAAAATATAAGGCATACTTCATAATTAAAAGGTTTAAATGTTCGTATTTATAGTGTCATTCTAACGAGTGGCACTCCTTTTGTCGTTAAACTCACTAATTTCTAAGCAAAATTGGGGAGGGAGAGGAAAGAAGCCTAGTTTTTTAATGATATTCTCTA